AAATACCGCCAGGCCTCCAGCAGTCCAGCCCTGGCGCTCGAATAGTTTGTTTTCGAGAAATCCTTCATGATCAGCTCGTATGGCAGGCCAACGGCAACGCCGATGTGTCTGGCCATATGCTCGGTGAACGTACCAAACGCCGACGCAGGCCTGGCTGGAATATGCGAGTGAACATCATCACCCGGCATCAGTGGCAGAATCGCTCCGCCCTGCATTCCTGCCCGATACTGACGAGTCCGGGCATCGTATACTTCGCCCATGTCTTGGCCAGTAAACATCTGTGCGACCTGATCGGGCGGCATGGGTGTTTTGACAATCAAAGAAACCATCGCATTCACGATCGCCGCTTGCAGTTCTGCTTTGCGGTAACGGTCGAGCATGAAAAACTCGCCCATGGTCGAAGCAAATGCTGGAATTCCGCGATTCTGCCCGGCACGTTCCCGGTCGAACACGTGAATCACGCGGCGCCGGCCCCATTTCGATCGCGCCGGTACGCGCTCCCACTCAGAGGCACCGGCAGACCAATTCAACGTGCAATCCCCAGGGTGCGTTGTGCGAATCCAGTAGGCCACCGGAGCGCCGAAACTGTCGATTTCCACTCCGCCGCGCAGGCGGTCGGTGTCCACCTGAAAATGTGGAGTGGACAGCCGGTCTGACTCTATGACTTGGATACGTGTTCGGTACTTCGAGCCAGTTTCAAGCCACAGTGGTAGCGCTAGGGCCTCCCCGTTAATCAGAACCGACTTCGCCACCAGACGAGTCAAACCGGCAAACGTCTGCATGCGTGTGGCGTCGCAATCAGTCGTCAGTGACCACGCCCGAAACTCTGCCTCGACCTTGTTCCCCCACTCGATTGCCCATTCAACGTCCTTGCCCAGCGCGCGATAGTCTGGAATCGAATACAGGCGAAGCCCTGTTCCGATGACATTGTCAACGGTTGTCCGGATGGCGCCCGACGCGATGCCGTTATTGCGGTCCAGATCCCGATTGCGTGCCCGGAGAATCTCAATGTCCGGTAAGAGGTCTGCGTCAGCCGAACCGCTTCCTGGATTCCATGAGGCCAGCTCCCGCGGACTGCTCGCGCCATAAAACGAACCTCCGCCGAAAGCCGAAACGAGTCTCGCCCCATGCCATCGGACTACCGGTTTTTGTGTCTGCATTGGCCTCAAAAAGTTGCGTAGACGGACCGCCGGGCGGCCGTGGTTCCAGCCGCCAGAGCCGCTATCTTTGACTCAAGTTCCGCTCGGTACTTCTGCAAATCGCTTAACTGAGCCGCCTGATAACGAACGCGACTTCCGTCGAGCGCCTCTACTTCAACGACGCTCGCACCAACCATCAAGCGGTGAATAGCCGCCTCTACCTCCGCCAGCCTCGACTGCGCTTCACTTAGGGTCATAGCCACGGATCAGCTGGCCGAATTGGCCGAATCTCGATGTTTCGCGGCGCAGACGCCATTTGCGGAAGCAGCTGCAGCCGCATTGCCGTGAATCGCTCCCACTGGAACTTGGTCCAGCGGTCCAACTGCAACAGCGCCGCCAGCGCCTCGTTGTAGACCGCACAATCCAGGGGCTCGTTCCGCTTACCATCCTTGCGCCACTCCACTTTCCCATTGGCGGTCACCACCTTTGTCTCCGCAGTCAAGCCCTGCAACACCCACTCCTCGTACTTCGGAAGATGGATCCAGCCGCGCGGATAAGCCTCGCCAGCCGCGGGTGCCGGCATGCGCAGCCGGCCGTAGATTGATTCCTTGGCGACGCTGACGCCGATGGTCACGATGCGCAGCCCGCCGCGCTTTCGCGCCTCATCAACCGGCGAAATTGCCTGAATCAGCTGCTGCTGGTCATTTCCACCACGGACAGCAATTACCGTCCTCGGCAGATTGATCGAGGCACCCATGCCGCCATAGGCCGGCTGGGCGTAACGCTGACAGAACAGGTACGTTCGTTCCGGGCGGTAGTTGCAGTCGATCCCAGCCAACCACACCGGTATGCGGCCGCCCGCGGCATGTGGGAAATCCCGCTCCAGGAATGTTCGCAGCCTGTCCCACGGCAGGTCAGTCGACGTGTCTCCATTGAAGACGTGGTAGCCGATTGACCAGCTTTCATGATTCGGCCCCCATGCTCGTAATTCACACTCGATCCGGTCCAGTTGCACGTCGGCGGCAAGCGTCAGTACGGATGCCGATGCCGGAACAATCTCAACATCGAAAGGCTCTGCACGATCAATCAACCTACGGTAGTCTGGGGCCTCTCCTGGATCCTTCCATGTCTCTGCAAGGACAGTGTTTATGAATACCTTCAGCGTCTCGCGGTCGGTTTTTGCAAACAGAAACTGTTCTGCGATTTCGCCCCAGGTCCGGATCGGAGAATAAAGACGAGAAAGCCAAAAACCCGGTATCTTCGAACCGGGATTCTGGGCTACCCAGGCGCCGTTCTCAAGCATCCAGGGTTTCCGATAGTGCGGAATAAAGCCGGAACACCCCTCGCACTCGTAATGCGCGTCGTCTACTGCGATGTCGCGCGACTCCAGTACCTGGCTGCCATCGAAATAGCCGGTCCGTGTGCCCCACCTGACGCGGTCAAACACGAGCACTTGACGATGACCGCAGAACGGGCAAGGAACGTAAAACTGCCGCTGATCGCTTTGCTGATACGCCCGCTGAATCCGGCTGCTACCGTCAACCGTCGGCGTCGACGCCATCACAATCTTGCGGTTAGGAAAGTTTTCCGTCCGCTTCTCGGCCAGTGCGCACGGATCCCCTTCCGTTCCAGCAGATGCGGTGTAACGATCCACCTCATCGAGGCAAAGATACCGAATCGGCCGCATCGCCAAACCACTGGGGCTGATCGCACCAACGAGCGTGACGTGACCTCCGCGAAACTTCTTGTGGAGAGTCGTGTTCCCAGAGTCCCGGCTCTTGACCTCCATTACCTTGCCCCGCAGCGATACCGTGTCCCGAATCATCGGCGCGATACGGTCTTTCGATAACGCCTTTGCGTCTTCCTCCCGAGGCTCGACAATCAGCACCGGGCCAGGATCGACATCGATCACAAAACCGAGCAGATTCAAGATCACTTCGGTTTTCATGAGCTGCGATCCACACATCAGCACAACCCGTTCACACGGATGCGAGGGGCTGACACACTCCATCGGCTCTTTCTGGAATGGCCAACTCACCCACTTGCCGCGGACCGCCGACGCCTCACTCGACAGGTGACGGTTATGTTCCGCCCAGGAGGCCACAGTAAGCTCTGGCGGAGGCACCAATGAGGGTGTCGATGCCGCAAGGATCGCCAAAGCTTGTTTGCTCCAGCGAGCCATCAGGCAACCTCCTTCGACTTTTTGACAGAGTAATCCAGTTTGGCCGGAAGATTAGTGAGTGCTTGGTTTAACTCAGCCGACAAGCGATCGCGAACCATGCGCTGATCCGTCATTGCGGCCAACTGTGCCGAACAGCGGTCAGCGACAGCCATCACCTGATCGCGCACGGTCTGAAATACGACGGCCCACAAATTCGCCACTTCCTTGGTCTCTACGAGCTCACCCCTACGCTCTTTCAGTTCCAGCTCGCGAAGACCTGCTATTGCAATCTCCTTGCGGCGCTGGGCCTCAGAGGTTGAGATCTGTTCTTTCCCGGCTTCCCGCTTAGCGCGCCTGATCTGCGCTTCGGCGATGATCTCCTCAGGGCTTTTCCCCTGCCTGAGTTTTCGCGACACCAGTGCTTTGGTTACCCCGGCGCGCTCAGCAAGTACAGTAACCCCTTTGTTTACAAACTTTCCAGCCATGTAACTAGTCTTTTTGTGCGATAAAGAAACTCGCGCGCGAGCTACTGCCAGGAAGGACCCTCAATCTGTAGATGCCACCGGCGACGCGAGAATGACCCGTACGCCCCCGCTGCGATATGCCCGCGGCCGGACCATCCTGGCCCTCGTCGCCTCCGTTAGCAGCCTCTCTGGCATCAGCACGGGTATCCGGCGAATCTTCGCCAGCGTCGAGACGGGCGCCCGGTCATAGCCGATAGCCGTCCGGTCGCCAGCCGCAGCAGGCCCGAGCTCCGGCCGCTGCACCAGGCGCACCGCCTGCCCGATGAAGAACGCCTGGCCAGACTGGACCAGGCGCAAGGCGCGGCGCGCGGACGTGTGCCCGATGCACTGACCGCGATGATTGATGATGGTCGTGGATACAGACACTCGTGGCAATGGCTCGACTGACGATATTGCCGCTATCGCGCCCTAGGCCGGGTATGCCCGCCAGGGTATGGGCTTACTGAGGCAGCCCTATGTGAGCATCTGTATATCCAGTTTTATTGCAGCTCTGCGGGCCTGTCAAGAACATTTTTGCCAAGTAATGTTTTAGGTTGGCCGAGCTGGCGGGCCGATGGCCCGGCGGGCAGCGTTTGTCCGGCTTTGTCCGGCTTTGTCCGGCTTTGGTCGGCTTTGTCCGGCTTTGGTAGTCGCCAGGCCACGTGAGTCCTCTGAGTCCGCTGAGTCGTCCGTTCCACCCTAACCGCATAGAAACAGAAAAACGCGCACACACCACACTGTGTGCATTTTTCTTTCGCGCGAGGCTCAGGTTCCTGGAGATGACCCAGAAGACTCACCACTGAGAAGTCCCGTGTTTTCTGTTGCTCAGCGTGAGTCCTCTGAATTTTGCCAGAGGACTCAAAAGCGGCAAAAAACAAAATCAATTGCTCGCATTACTGGGAATAGGTAGCATGACTGGTATGGAAATGCCAGACGACGTCCGCCAGTGGTTCCGGCAGCAGGGAGCGCGCGGAGGCAAGATCGGAGGAAAAAAGCGCATGGAAAGCCTGACGGCGGAGGAGCGCTCTGCGCTGGCGCAAAGAGCAGCTGCGGCGGTAACTATGACGCCGGAGCAACGAAGCGCGCGTGCGCGTAAAGCAGCGGTCGCGCGGTGGCAAAAAAAAATCACAAAACACCCAGAATAAGCACTTGCATTCCAGACTGGGTTTGGGTAGCATAGACTCATGGGCCGCCCCCTGGTGAAAGGGGGCAATCAAGGAGATGGCACGCATGGACAAGCAATTTGAACCGGCGGTAGAGATGGTGAAAGGCAAAATCCGAGCTCCGAGGCCCGGGCTTTAGGATCAAACTCATGAACGCAACAAACGCAAAATTCGAACTGGTTTTTTGGGGCGGCGCGGTGACGTATATGCCGCGATACCGCGGTAGTGTCCTAAATCTGCGTTGAACCGAAACCCTCGATCCTTGCCGTAGCAACCGCTTGCTGTTAGCCTGGAATCGTGCCACGGAAAAACGATCTCCAAGCACTTCGGCGGTTGATTGCCGAAGCCCACACGATTCTCTCCACCACCACCCTTCCTCAAGGCCGCGCTGAAGCTGCCCTCGAAAAGCTTGTGGCATCGCTGAAGCTCGCCGATCTCCTGCTTGAAACACCTCCTGCCGTGGCCCTTGGGAAACGCGGCGGTCTAAAGACGGCAGAGCGTGGGCCGGAATACTACGCCAAGATTGCCGGTATGAGGAAGACGCGGGCGGGCGGACGTAAGCCCAACTTGAACTAATCACCCACGACAACACACCAATCAAATTAATCGTGTTGTTGCACCACATTCTCGTCTCGTGTCCCGACAGGAAAGCGGGGAGGCAGCAACGGAAGCGGCGTAGAAATCAAAACCCCGCAAGATGTTGCAGCATCTTGCGGGGTTCAAAACCCAAATTCCCTAGCTGAGGAAATGACCACCCTTTTGAAAGTGGCGGGCTTTTCTATATTAGCCCGACCCCCACCAATTTTTCAAGATCAGGTAGTGTCCTAAATCTGCGTTGAACCGAAG